TTATTTATAACAACTTTATGAACCTATCTCTGTAAAATCAACACCCTGTGATGTTGCAACAAATGTCAAGGTAATGTAATTAATGGATTTAGTAGGTTTAATAAAAATATCAGCAACAAATTCATTTCTGTCTATTACTGCAGAGGTATTATTACTAGTATCACAGATAACTTTAAAATCAGTAATTCCACGTCTTGTTTGAACATCTCTTAAGAATGGTTCGATCATGCTCTTGAAGTTTGATCGGGTAAATTCATCGTTTTGTTCGAACAATTGATATTTGGCGGCAGTAGAAATCGCTTTTTCAAGTACAATAAACAATCTTCGAACATTTAGTCTATCAAATGCACTTGGTTTAGATAAGAGTGTTTTATCACCCCAAAGAACTGTACCTTCGCCAGGGAATGCAACAACTGAGTTAACTTGATCTTGGTAAAGGTTATCTCTATGTGCTTTTCTAGGATTCCATGCTGGTTTAATAATACCACGAATTTGACCACGATTAAATCCTGCAGGAGAGAACCATGTTTCTGTTGATTCATCTGAACGCACTGCAAGACCTGCTATGTCTGCGTTTAGTGGAACCCATCGATACTTATCGAAATATCGGTCATACATGTACTTCCAACCAGAATCAAGGAATGCATAAGAACTATTTTTGTTCAATTGTGTGTTTCTGAAATGTAAAACATTTTCTTCACATTGTGCTTCATCAAGAGGTGTTTTGGTTGCAAGAACATCTGCTTTTTCTGGTGAAAGAAACACTACGCAATCCTTTCTAGTATCGCATAGGTCAACCAATGCTTTAGCAAGGGTAGGATCAGCAGGGCCACCCAACAAAACATCAACACTGACAGTTTCTGTGTCATAGAAAAGACCGAAGTCAACTGTACCACCATTGGCTGCGGCGACTGTACCAGATGTTTCTCCAGAACCACCTGCTAGACTAAAAGTGGCACCTCCGGAACCGCTTGCGTAGAGTACATCGTAAGTACCACCAGAAACTAATAGATCTGTGCCCCAGTTTTGACTACCACCAGAAACACCTTGGTTATGATTAGCATTTTCTGTTGCCTCATAAGGCTGTGCTAACGCATAAACATATTTTGATTCATTGTTTATTACGTCTGCATAGTAGTTAGTTGTGTTATCTGCGTTTCTTGCATTTGATGCTTTAGAAACCGCATTGTATGTTTCTAGAACTGTACCTTTTGTACCAGAAAATTCTCCATCTTCATCTATAATTGCGATATTTACACCGTCATAAACAGTGTCGATACCAGTAAGGGTATTTGCCCAACCAGTCGTATAGGGCATGTTAGTGGTGAAATAGTCAACATATGTCCAATTCTTATATGCCCCTGCTGATGTACCAACATGGGCTGCGGGTGGGTTTGTTGTGCTGCCAAGAGGGCCAGAGTGACCACCGTCCCACCAAGCAACTTTAAGACTGTTACCTAATGAACCAACATATCGTGCTTGCCATTGCTGACCACCACTACCGCCAGCAACATCTTTACTGTCTTCAAGTTCTGCCGATCTCAGGGTATGCTTAATTGCACCAGAAGAGTCCGCGGCTGATGGTCCAGATGCGTTCGCAGCAAAGCCAGCAACTGTTGACACAGTTCTAACTGTTTTGAGATTGCTACCATAACCCAAAAAGTTAGCGGCTGTGAACCACTCTTCATAATTTGTTTCTGATGGTTTACCGAATAATTGCTTTAGATTGTTTTCACTATCTACAGTGACTATTTGGCCAACTGGTCCCCACCTAAAGTGACCCGCAAAGCCAGCAATTGTTGAAGATACTGCTGGAATAAAACTCGATAAGTCTTCTTCCTTGACCACTACGCCAGGACTTACTTGAAATGCCATACCTACTTCTCCTTAGGGTAATATTAAAAAATATACTTTGTACCTGAATATTTATACTGTACAGTATTTTTACCACGTAATACGATCATCGTCTGGGTCATTAAACCAAACGTTACCCTCTGAATCTATCTCTATGTTTTCGTCATCAGAAGAGTCATTATTAACAAAACCAAATGGTGTTAGGGATTCTTCCATTCTATCTATTCTTTCTTGGAATAAATCTTTTCTAATGTCTACATCTGAAATTTCTCTAAAATAAGGTTGAGAGGTTAACCAACCAAACAATACTAGAGTCATTACTAAATCGTCATGGTGTCCAGAATCCGCTTGAAATGAGGGACCCTTAGATATAAAAGTTGATAACTCCTCAACGATATCATAATCAGTTATAAACAATTTGTCATCTTCAATCATAGACTTCAATAGAGAGCATCCAGTCTTTTTAACAGTCTTAGTAGTCTTAACACCCGGCCTAGATTTGGATGCACCAAACCCGCTACTTAGTTGCTGACCACTACCCACTTTATTAGTGGTATTTAACACGTTTTCATATTCTAACTCTAAACTCAAAATGTCTGCTACCTGTCCACCTATATCATTAACTTCTACTAACACATATGCATCATTATATTCTTTGCAAAAACTGTACAGAAGGTTGGGTAACACCATAGGGGATATTTCATTATTTTTAAAAGTAGCAACAACCTTATACGGCACCTCAGTTACATCTATAATTGTGAATGCATGATAATCCAACCCCTGACCCCTAGAAACATCCACACACATAGTATAAATACGGTCATCTTGTGCCTTTTCATAAACTTTAGCACCTTCTTCTGTCTGAGTAATGGGTTCTCTAAATGCAATACACCTAATCTTAGAAGAGGATATAAGAGTATTTGTAGAGCCTATAAAATCGCATTCAAATTCTACCCTAAATTGCTCTTCACTTGTGTTAGCAATTGTTTGCTTTTTCCACTTCTCATCACGACCAGGCACTCGGTCCCAATCTACTTCAATTGGTACATACCCATTTCTTCCATCGCATGCATCCACCCATAGTTTATAAAACATGTTCATCCCTTTAGGGGTTGAAACTATTAAAACTTTTGTTTTTGTACCAGAAGAAATAGTTGGGTATACTGAACTGAAAAACTCCTCCGCTACACCCGATGGTACATAGGCAAATTCATCTAGAAAAATCATATTAAAAGAACCACCACGAACAGCACTGGATGAAGTAGCAGATGCTACAATCTTAGAACCATTTTCTAGTATTATAGAGCCTTTATTCCATTCTTCAATTCCTTGTTGTAACCACTTGGGCAGGTATTCATAAGCAAGTTTTAATCTATGCAACAACTCCATGGCAGTTGTCTGTTTATTTGCTAAAATTGCTACCGTTACATTTGGATTAAATAAAACATAATGTAACAAATACGCTATAATGGTAGTACTCTTACCTGTTTGTCTTGGAAATTTGCAAATAATAAACCTATTGTCGTGGACTTTTTTAATCATGTCCTCTTGAAAGTCCCAAGGTTTAAATTGTACAAGACCTTCGTCTAGAGTAACAATTCTAACATAGTGTTTAATAAAGTACAAGGGGTCTTTAGAACATTTAACATACTCTTTTACCTGTTCTTCAGTAAACTCTTGTTCAACACCAGAACCTTTAAGGTTATGATTTCCTAGGTAGGTCTGGTTTTCCTGATTCACCATCTATCACCTCATATTCAGCATCAATAGTATCAGCCTCTTTTTTAGAATCGCTGATTAGTTTTTGCAGGTCTTTAGTAGACCCGACATATATAGCATTATTAGTTATATTATCTGCACTTTGTTTACCGAAAGTGTCTTCTTTATTTAAATCCTTCATCTTTTTATGAAGGTCTAAAAGGTCTTTATTTGCGTCCGATACGCTTTTAATCAGTTGCGATACAACCTCATATGCTCTTGGACTCTCACCTTCTGAAGCAACATTTAAAATCCCTTCTATTGCAGATTGACCAGTAGATATAATATCTTTAAGATTGTTCCTTACCAAACTATAGTCTGACCGCCTATCGATAGACTCTTTTAATTTAGGATCTACACTGATCTCTTTGGGTTCTACCTTTTCTATATGCTTTTCTTCTTTTGGTTCACCGTCAAGGTCAATGTCAAGTGCATCTGCAATTTTTTCATCATAAAAATTACTTCCTCATTTTTTGTTAATTAATCTTCACCACCTGGCCCCCACTGTCCACCAAAGAAAATGTCCCAGAACATAACGTATTCGTCGTAGAAATTGTCACCTTCACTTAAAGGTTCGTTATTGGTTGGGTTAGTCCCCATCATTACAAGAAACCAAAACTGATTATTGCTTCCGATAGCACTAATAAGATTTATAAATTGCTGGCTTAGTTCTGGTTGTCCACCCTGTATCCAAATTCTCCATAATGGAGAATCATGACAATTACCTGCTGGACACCAATCTGCGTTTCCTCCCGGCCAACCCCTAGCGGTGCCACTACCATCTATAAACCACATCAACAC